AACTATCTGATTCTTTTAACCTATTCTCTACTTCCTCTAACCTTTCTAACACACCCTCTAACCACTCTATCGATCACAATCACGATCACGATCACGATTTTGACCTTTCTATTATTTAATTATGGGAACCTACGGTTCCCATATGCCCTCCCTACTCTTTATAATTCATATATGCCCTCCCTACTCTTTACAATAATTATGGGAACCTACAATTCCTATATGCCCTCCATACTCTTTACAATTTTAATAAAATAAAAAAAATGTCATAATAATTAATTATATTATTGGTCGAACAATTTGCTTTTCTTTAATAAAATATTTTAATAAATAATTAATTGCACTATTTTTATCTTTCAATTCATACATTGTTGGAGCTAATTTTAATTTTATACATAATGCATTTAACAAATTATTGTCAATTGTATGTAAATAATCTAAATACATTTTTTCTGAGGCATTATATGTCATATAATATGTATTTTTTATAAATGTTGCAATACGTAAATCATTACATTTTTTAATATTATGTCCAGATTCGTTACAACATGAGCATAATTTTTGTTGAATTATATGACGTTTAATTGGTGATGGACAAAGTGTTGACAAATGATTCATTGTATGTAAAAATAATATTATAATTTATTCATAATATTTTTCTTTCAATTTTACATATAGAAATAAAACAAAGGTTTAAATCTTCAACGGTCTAATTCTTCGACGGTATATAATAGTTACCTATGTAATAATAAATGTCTAAGTTTTTCAACATTTGTATTTTCTATAATAGTATCATTTGATGATTGAAATAATATTAATTCTCCAAATTTTAGTTTTTGTATAAATTCCGCAAATAATTTATTATTTTCTTTAATTAATTCAGGTTTAGTATTATCAATTTGCATTAATTTATCAGAATCTATAATAATATAACGTCCATTAATATTATAAATATAATCTTCTCTAAATTCAGAATATATAATTTTTAAATGTTCAATTAAATATGTAATTTGTGAATATATATCAAATATAATTCTGTCTAATAATAAATATGTAATACCAGATTCATCTATAGTTTCTATTGTTCTTGGTGCACTTTTACATTCTTTTAAAATATCTTTTAAACATTTACTGTTATTTTCAATATTTTTTTCTATTTTAAATTTTATTGTAATAACATTTTCGTCATCTTGTTCGGTCGATTCATCTTGTTCGGTCGATTCATCTGGTTTGATTGATTCAACAATTGTTTTTATTGAATTAAAAAAATCATTTTTTGAATCATGTGATTTGTTATTTGATTTTATAGAGTTATTTGGCTGTATAAAATTTTGTATTTTTTTAAAAAATGATAAATAATTATTAGTATTTTGTTTATCGTCAGATTCATTTGGTTTATCTTCAGATTCATTTGGTTTATCTTCAGATTCATTTGGTTTATCGTCAGATTCATTTTGTTTATCAAACATCCATATAAAATATTTAAACGGTATTGTTAAATCGTTATATTTTTGATACCATCCACCAGTCATAATTTTAATTAATTCTAATTCAACTGTTTTAAAATATATTAAATTATAAATATTTTTTAAATTTAATTTATTTGTATTTTTTATTTTTAATATAATATTATCATTATCTATGGTTATTATTGGATAATTATTTGATTGGTATAATGGTAATGGTATTACAGGTTCAATTGATGTAAAAATATTATCTGATTTTTGTGATGATGGTAAAGTAGAATCCAATGATAATGATGGTAAAGTAGAATCCAATGCAGATGTTTTTGGTATATTTAAATTAGACATATAACAATTATAATTTATATGTATATAAAATTATCATTATAAACTAATTATTATAATGATAACTATAATTTTAGCAGGAGGACTTGGAAGTAGAATGAAATCAATATTACCAAAAGTGTTACATATAATAAATGACTATCCAATGATATATTACTCTATACTTATGGCAATGCGTTTGGGATCTACTAAAATACTAATTGTAGTTGGTAAATATAAAAGTATGATTAAAGAATGCGTTGAAAAATATTTTCCAAATGCAACTGAAATTGAATATATATATCAAGAATCGCCAAATGGAACTGGTCATGCAATTCAATGTTGTAATAAATATATTACAACGAATTTAATAAATCATGAAATTACTAAAACTGATAATATATTAATATTATCTGGTGATGTTCCGTTAATTAAACAAAAAACATTAGAAGAAATATTAAAAAATCCAGATTCATTATTAATTACAAAATTAGCAAATCCATTTGGTAATGGTCGTATTATATTTGAAGATGACAAAATTGTAAAAATTGTAGAAGAAAAAGATTGTTCTGAATTAGAACAACTAATACCCTATATAAATTGCGGTATTTATAATATTACAGTTCAAACATTTTTTGATACAATACCATTTATTAAAAATAAAAATAAATCATCTGAATATTATTTAACAGATTTTGTTGAGTTAGCTGTATCAAAAAAAATTAAATTACATTATTATGAATTACCAATGGCAGAATCGTATCAAGTTACAAATATTAATACTATTGAGGATTTAGTTTATGTAAATGATATATTATTTACAATAAATAATTATTAGCGTATTTTATTTACGTAAAGCAATACGATCAGCTCATGGTTGAGCATTAAAACCTTATTTAATATTTGACTAAATAAAGTTTATTCTTGATACATAATATTTTGGTCAACTACCGTATTATTCATATTATTGTGTATAATAATTTATTATTCATTTTGTATCATATTTCTAATACGACATTTTAATTCAAAGTCGTCTTTTACATATTTTTCCAAGAAATGAATATTTTTATCATTTGTTTTTAGTAAATGACTTATTGTGAATGGTCCATCACCTGCATTTTTATAATACACTAATTGCATTTTATTATATATATATTGAGGAATATAGTTTGTAATTGGTTCATCTACTTCTTTCATAAATTTAAAAATACCCAGACTGCCGCCTATACAAAGATTACGTTTGTTAAATGTATTTGAGCTATGACTAATGCATATAATTGTTTTTTTAGGATCCAATTTAACCATTTTATTTGTAAAATTCTTGGTAAAACTGGGTTCTTCACCAGTTAATGCAGTATTATCATGTTGGTTATCTTTTAAATATTCACGTGTAAATGCCATACAATTATTAGTTGAATGATATTGACCAAATGCATTAAAACTATCATATTTATATAATTTATCCAAGAAAAAATCGTAAATATATAAAACGGATGATCCCGCAATAAATCCAATATTTGTTGGTTGTGTAAGGTATTCCACTGAATGTGATACACGTTCTGGAGGATAATAATCGTCATCATCCATACATACAATAATATCACTTATACATTTACTATTACCATAGTTTCTAAGTTCTCCCAATGGTTTAGTTGGTAATTGAAAAATAGTTATTTCAAATTTTGCATTATTTTTATTAATTTCAGATAATTTGAGAAGTAAATCCATATTTTTTTCAGAATCTACAACTGTTTTACTACCTTCTACAATAGTCCATTGTATAATATTTTGGTATGTTTGGGATTTAATTATTTCAAATAAAATATAAATGGATTCAATACGACTATATTGTGTTATAGTTATAATTGATACTGATGGTAAGTTTGAATCTTGGTTATTCATTATACTTAATATGAAATAGACTTTATATTTACAAGTTAAATATTATTTTTTTTTGGATCATCACATAATAATTGTGTCCATCGATCTAATGTTGTATTGGTAATTTCCGGCAATTTAACATGTGCCTCCCAAAAATATCGACAAAAAGTCCATTGAAATTCAATAATTTGAGGATAAAGATGTGAATATGTAGCATGTAATAATTGTTCATTTTTCAAATTTAACAAATACAATTGTTCTCTTGGTAAAACATATGCTAATTGCACTTTTGGTAAAAATGGTTTATTCATATTTGTTTTAATAAAATCCGTTTCAAAATGCGGAACAAAATTTTTCAAATCGGTTAATAATGGAGGATAACTATAATTATATTTCCATCTCCAATCAGGACATCCTTTTGTATAATATTTAAAAACCCATTCTAACCCTTCTAAATAATTCAAACATAAATTACGAATATCGTTATCAGATCCGTTATCAGATCCTTTATTTATTTTAAAAATAATTTTATAATACCGCTCTTCCCAACATTTTTCTTGAGGATAGATATATTGTTCTTCTGCTCTGTAAATAATAGGTATATTATTAAATGCGGTTTCTTTATCTTTTGGTGTTGTATCAGGATATACACGTTTTCCGAATTTGTCTCGGGCAACATGTTCTTCTAAAATTAATTGATGCTCGAATTTGGCGAGTTCTGATATAAATAAGGATATCCATCGCCAGTTGATTTTGAGATCTGTTGAATTATTTGATGTATTTATAAAACTACGATCCGGATATTTTCCAATAAATTTCCTATATGTATCTAATAATACATTTATCCCATGAGTTCGAATATTTAGTGCTGGAAAATGTGGTAAGAAATCATTACCTAAAAAAAAACATAAAAATATATAATCATATATTCGTGATTTACTATTCTGTGGTAAATATGCACATTCCATCTGAGTCAAAATTGCACCAGATAATAACCCAATATCTAAAAAATAAGGTTCGTTTTTATTATTTTCAGATAGTTTAATTGGTATTGAACTTTTCATAAATTCAGGAGCCTCACGAAATATAAAAATATTTTCAAATTGTTGACAATGAAATAAAGATAACATAATTAAATCGGAATCCAGTCCATAAACAGCTACGGTTTCATTTATTGGATTATCACGCATATATTGAAACAATTTATGCTCACCCTCACCTGGAACATCTGCCGCAGATACAATAATTTTTTCAACTTTATATTTTAATTCACTATGTTTAAAATGATGCGAAATTCGACTTGATAATAAAACCATGAAATCAGTGCCAGGTGTAATCATTGCACTATTATGATTAGATTTAGGGATTTCCATACCAAAACTAATTTTTGACATAAATGATGTTTTATATCGACGGGATCGTTGTTGATTCATTTTTGCAAAAGGCGCAACCCCATCAAATGCAATATATATTATTTTATTTGGTTCAATTAATTTAATATAATCCTCAATATTACTAATTACATTGTCAATTACTTTATTATTAAAATAATTAATATTTGTATAATGGTCTTGATTGTAATTATAACTATGACTAATACTAATATTGGACGGTTGTTCGGGTAATTTATCAATTAAATGAAAAGCATCATATATAATTGAATTACAATCCATATACATGCTATGAAATTTTGTATTCTTTGATTTCAATGAATACAAACTTTTTACAATATTTGGAAAAGATTTTATAATATGTGAAAAATAACTCGGTATACCCATAAATGTAAATATTTAACTATAATAATACAACTAATTATCTTTATATGTATTTAGTTATATTTAGTTAGTGAATAACATATATTTATTGTATATAGTAAATATATTCTAATTCACTTAAATGAATAAAAAAAGTGAAAAAATACAAAATAATATTGAAATAAAATCAGATATTAAAAATGTCATTTTAAATAATAATATAAATCCCTCAATGGAAACTATTGTTCGTAAAAAAATACGAAATATTCAAGAAATTATACAAAATACAATTATATCAATACAATTATACAAAAAACACAATATTTATAATAGTAGTGATGTAATTTTATGTTTAACAACATTAAATGAAATATATATTAAAACTAAAACATTATATAATTTAAATATTTCGAATGAATCAGAAGATATAAATATTGATAATTTAATTATACAATTACAACATATTGTTGATAAAATATCAGTTATAATATCTAATTTTGGATCAAATAAAATAGAAGACGTTCTTTTTATTATATTTGGATCAGAGTTTATAAATAAAATGAATCTTGGAAATACACCTGAAATACAAGATAAATATGAATTAATAAAACGATTTGTTCATCCAATAAATTATAAAATTATAAATTGGAAACAAACCAATAAACAAAAAGCAATAGATCGGAGTTTGCAGTCAAATAATTCATTATGTTCAAATAAAATTAATGACGATACTTTAATAATTGAGTTGGCAAATAATTTGGAATGTTTCAATGTAGATCAAACTATAAAATCATATTATATAAAAGTTAATTGTATTCGTATTGTAATACACAATGATAAAGCACAAAAAACAGTTATTATACATGGTATATGTGATGATATTGATATAGATTGTATATCAAATTTATATATTGATAGTCGTTTAAAACAAATACATGAATCAATTACACAATATAATATATCCAATTTAATTCATATTTCAAATGGAACAATATTAGATATATTAAAACGTATTATTGAATCACTTACAATAAAAGATTTATTAATTTATGGTAATGATGATATATATAAAAAAATAATGATAATTAATTCTGATATTGATATGGTTTTAAATAATAAAATTGATATTGTTATAAAAACATTTATAGAAATGGATATGTATACTCAACGCATGTTTTTAATAAATATGTTAACTTACAATAAAAATGATGAAGTTCAATATATTGCATATTTATTATATGATTTAATTACTACAAATCCATCTGGGCAAATTGACTCAAATGAACAAATTGTTTTATATGACAGTTTTCCATTTAAAGTAAAAATGTATTTTAAAGAAGCAATGAAATATACAATTACATATAGTCAAAATATGATAAAAAAGTATGATACAAATACCGTAACCTTGGAACAAAAAATTTATTTATTAAAAGTTCCCGAAAATGTAAAAGAAAAAGCTATGTCAAAATTCAAAGAATTAAAAAGCAAATCAGATGATTCTGGTTCAAAAGCAAAACAATATTTGGAAGGATTAATCAAAATACCATTTGGAACATATCGACATGAACCATTATTAAAAATAATCCAAAATATAAATAATGATTTTATAAAAACAATTGAAATATCAAATAAATTATCTTTTTTGCAATCAACTGATCAATCCAATACAACATCACTAATTACAAAAACTAAATATACTAATATTGAAATGTTAAAATATTCAAATGCGATTTTAAATAATATTAATGGCAATACAATTAAAAATTATATTGAAAATAATAATAATAATATACCTTTAAAAAATATAATTGATGCATGTAATTATATTAATATTTTTATAAAAAACCAGACTAATTCAAATAACGAATTAATTAAAGGTAAAACAAAAATAAATAAATTTAAAAATATTATAAAATATTTAACAAATGCAAATCAACAACACTTACCCATAACTCATATGTGTCATATATATGATATATTATATTCAAATACATATTCTATTGAAAAAATTATAAAAGAATATACAAAAATTCAAGATTCTATTAAAATGGTTGAAACAGCAATGGATCAGGTGATTGATACATTAGATATATCTATTTATGGCCATAATCATGCAAAAAATCAAATATTAAAAGTTATAAGTCAATGGATTAATGGAGAACAAACCGGTTATTGTTTTGGGTTTGAAGGCTCACCTGGAATTGGAAAAACGTCATTAGCCAAGAAAGGATTATCGTATTGTTTAAAAGATGTAAATGGACAATCAAGACCTTTTGCATTTATTGCCTTGGGCGGTTCTTGTAATGGTTCTACACTAGAGGGTCATAGTTATACTTATGTAAATTCAATTTGGGGAAGAATTGTAGATATATTAATGGAAACTAAATGCATGAATCCAATTATATATATAGATGAATTAGATAAAGTTAGTAAAACTGAACATGGTAAAGAAATTATTGGTATTTTAACTCATATGATTGATTCTACACAGAATGATAGTTTCCAAGATAAATATTTTAGTGGAATTGATATTGATTTATCAAAAATATTGTTTGTATTTTCGTATAATGATCCTGAACAAATTGATCAAATTTTATTAGACCGCATACATCGTATTAAATTTGATAATTTAAGTATAAATGATAAAATTGTAGTTGTTAAACAATATATAATACCAGAAATACATAAAAAAATGGGATTGTGTAGCAAGTCCGTTCATATTACAGATGAAATTATAGAATATATTATAGAATATTATACAATGGAGCCAGGTATACGTAAATTAAAAGAAATATTATTTGATATATATGGTGAAATAAATATTGAATTATTAAAATGCAAAGATTATGAAACTATCCAATTTCCAATTGAAATTACCGAAGAAATTCTTAAAACAAAATATCTAAAAAAATATTCACATATTAATAAAACAATGATAAATTCATATAGTGAAATTGGAGTAATAAATGGATTATGGGCAAATTCTTTGGGAAAAGGAGGTATAATACAAATAGAAACCGTATTTTTTCCATCAGCTACTTTCTTGGATTTAAAATTAACTGGACTCCAAGGTGAAGTAATGAAAGAAAGTATGAATGTAGCCAAGAGTTTAGCATGGTTATTAACACCTGATAATAGAAAAATAGAATTGATTGAATATTTTGAAAAAACACGTAATAATGGTATTCATATTCATTGTCCTGATGGTGCTGTATCTAAAGATGGACCATCTGCTGGTGCAGCAATTACAACCGCAATATATAGTTTATTAAATAATAAACTAATTAATAATACATTTGCAATGACTGGTGAAATTGATTTAAGAGGAAATATTACGGCAATTGGGGGATTAGAATCAAAAATCTTAGGTGGAATCCGTGCAGGTGTTAAAACTTTTTTATTTCCAGAATCAAATAATAATGATTTCCAAGAATTTAAAACTAAATTTATAAGTGATGATAAATACTCGGATATTAAATTTATTTCAGTAAATCATATTAAAAAAGTATTAGAATATTTTGAACTTTTGTAAATTTAGTATGTATAAAGTTAAAAAGAATAAAACAAGAAAAGTTAAGCGTTTGAAATGAGAAAAGGTGTAAAACGGAACACTTTAGTATCCCGTTTTTACATATTAAGGAACATACAAGATTAATCCAACCTACAGTTGGATTCGATCGAAAACAAAAATATAACTTTATTCCATTTTAATTATTCGACGGTATAAATTTTACATTAGACGTATATTTTGAAAACAATTTTCTAAATATATTATAATTAGTATAATGGATGCAAATTTAACAAACATTTTATATATTGCTTTTAGATTATCACCTTTTATAATTGTTTGTTTTTTTACACTAGAGTCATTTTTAAATTGGAATTTAAAAGGAGTTGTTTATTTATTTGGACTATTATTTGCATGTGTTATAACTATATTTGTTAGTAATATGATACCAGACAGTATGTTTAAACACGATATTGTTGATGATAATGAGGATAATCAGATTTGTAATTATATATCTATTGGAACTAATGGATCTCTATTATCAAAGTTACCTTTAAGCACTGCTGTATTTAGTTATACATTTTTTTATTTATTAACATTTATATTAACTTTAGCTTCAAAAACAAATACTGGGTTTGCTAAACAAAAATCCGGTTCTTTAAAACTAGCTGGATTGCAAACCGCAATGACTCAAAATATACCAACATTGATATTATTTCCATTATTATTATTAATTGATGGTGGATGGAATATATTAAATAATTGCACAAGTATTTTTGCAGTTGTTTTATCAATAATTTTGGGTGGGTGTATTGGACTTGCTTGGGGATCTGTTATTAGTAGCACATCAAATCCAAATTTAATGTATATAAGTGGTATAATGGGTGATGTATGTAGTAAACCTACAAAAACTTTATTTAGATGTAAAAAACCTAATTCCAGTAAGTCTTAAGATGTATCTAATCCGTAATATAAACATTTTTAGTAAAGAAAAAATAAATGTTTATTGAGTGTTTGAAATAATAAAAAGTGTAATTGAAATTATTACTAAATAAGTTGAAAATTAATGTATTGTATAATCAACGAATAAATGTAGACGCATCTACTTATCAAAATATTTTATATTCACATTAAACCACTCTTTTATCATTTCAATTACGCGATTTCTAAATAAATCATTTGAAATCATATGTATACTATGATTTTTAATACTATATGCATTCATAAAATTATAAATAATATTTATTGTAATTGCAGTTGAATATTTTTGTAAATCCGAATAATTAAATATTTTAAATCCTTTTTTTACATTAACCGAATTATGAAAATCAAACATTACTTTTTTAAGTTGTTCTTTTGTTTGTATTGTATTGAATTTAATTGCATCTAAATATTGTTTTGCATGAATAGAACAATCGGGACATGGTAAATTTGTGCAAATCATATATATAGTATTTAACAATCCTTTACGCATATCATTAAAACTTTCGTCTTTTACTTTTTCACATAGTGTATGTAATAATAACCAGGTAGGTTCACCCCATTTCATTTTTTTTTGTTCATTAGGAGTATTATTGGTTGTATTTGTAGGCTTATTTACATAATTATGTTTTGAAGGCTGAATTTGATTAATTAGCGTTTTGTTTGTAAAATTTCCCATTTGTATATTTTTAGAATATGTAAATCGGTGAACAGTTGAAAAAGGTATATTATTATAATTTTTATCAATTTTGAAATTCATATTATATTATATATATAAATAATTGTTGAATAAATAATGGAATGATATAAAAATATATTGCCATATTATAAAAGTATTATGGAATATAAACAACTAAACAAATTAGTTAAACAAACACAATCTCCGACAATAAATGACTCTAAAGAAAATCTAATAAAAACAATTAAAGAATGGGTTAAAATTGATAATGAAATCCGCGAATTACAAAAGCAACAATTATTAAGAAAAGTTGAAAAAAAAAAAATTTCCGAAACTTTAATTGAAATAATGCGAAATAATGAAATTGACTGTTTTGATATAAATGATGGTCAGATTATTTATAATAAAAAAAGTGTAAAAAAACCAATTACAAAAAAAATATTGTTTGATATTTTATCTAAATATTACAAAGGGGATTCAAATAAAGCAGAAGATATGCAAAATTATATATTGGAAAATAGAGAGGAAGTTATTAAAGAATCAATTGTGCGAACAATAGGGAAACCAAGGTTTCCCCTATGACCCCATCCTTTTACAAAGAATTTGCTAGGGAGGGTTTGAACAAGGGGTCAGATGCCATATGAGCATTCAGTTATTGCCAAAGGAGACAGACCATAGGTTCCCCCATATTACCCCGTCCTTTTACAAAGAATTTGCTAGGGAGGGTTCGTACAAGGGAACCTACGGTTCCCTGTATCTGTAATTGAATAAACCCCTCCATTTTTTTGTGCCTTGGCAATAATTTGTGGATTTTGTTTATTTGCCAAGATATCTTCTGTTTTATATACATTATTGAATTTATCAATATAATATACAATACCTTGTATTTCTTCTGCAATAACTTCCATTTTTTGATCTATATTTTCAGCGACAGTATCTTGGATAAGTCCATGTGGTGTTCCCTTTGAATGTGTTCCGCAAAATTCATCATCAGCTTTTCGTCTACGTGTGCATTGTTCACCATTTGCGCGTTTTGCATTACATCTATTGAGTGATGGAATTGAATTTTTAATGCGTTTACGTTTAACAAAATCATCACGTGATACACATAATCTGTCGTAATCATATATATATTCTAATAATTCAGCAGTTTTTGATTGGTCATCAAAATTTATACTATTCAATTTTTCTTTAACATTATCTTTAAATTTAATAAGATAGGTTTCAATAGTTTGATTCACTCGTTTTTCCATAATAATAATAATATGCGTATAATATATTATTATTATTGCAATTTTTTTAGTTCAATTTTGTATATAATTTGTTTTTTGATATAAAGACAAAGTTGTATTTTACAATGCACATTACACAATTACAATTGTATATTAAAATTTTGGCTCGATACATGGTCTTAGTATATGATATTAGTATTTAGAAAAATATATATATTTATAATATATTATGACAACTTTTATAACGGTTTCTCAACAATTGGATATTACTCAATATATCAATGCATATAGGGAAAAACATTTATCACCTCCGCTGATTTGGGATAGCACAATTGCTACATTTTCTCAAAATTGGGCAGATAATTTAAATACAAATAATACATTTGTTCATAGTGGCACATCATTATATGGTGAAAATTTGGCATTTTTCCAAGGTTATGGCATAGATATTATGACATTATTAAAAAAAGCGGTAGATGCTTGGTATAATGAAATTACATTGTATGATTTTTCAAAACCTGGATTTTCTGATGCGACAGGGCATTTCACATGTTTAATATGGAAATCAAGCACATTATTTGGTATAGGTATTTCAATAAATACAAAAACTACTGCAGTTAATATAACAATGAATACAATGCCGCCAGGTAATGTATTGGGTCAGTTTTCACAAAATGTATTACCCCTATCACAATCGGGTCCTGTTCCTAGTCCTGTTCCTAGTCCTGTTCCTATATATTTTTTATATCAACCCATTATAGATAAATTAAATACTGTAATACAAAGTATTCAGTTACGTCAAGCAAAAAAATATATAATTAATGTCATGAATGACATTATTCAAAATATATACATAACCGCAATGACACAGCAAACAAAACACCAGATTATAAACCAACTATATAATATAAATTATATGATACAGCGAAACCAAAATTCAACTATAATAATCAATTCGATCAAATATATTATTAACTTTTTATTACAACAGGTATAAAACTAATATAACAAATTGTTCAATGAAACATTTAGAAACAGTATTAACAATTATTATTTAGATTATGTTATTCAATTATAAAATTTTATTTTTATAATTTATTTAAGAATAATAATTTAAAAATAATAATTTAAACATATAATATAATACAATATATTATGTTAAAGCTTACTATTATTTCACATATATTTAATGAGGAATATTTATTACCATTCTGGTTAGAATATCATTCGTCTATATTTGATTATGGTATAATAATTGATTATTTGTCTACTGATAATTCAGTAAAAATTATAAACAAATTTTGCCCACATTGGAAAGTTATACAAACAAAAAATGTAAATGCAAATGGAACCCCTAATTTTGATGCTAGATTAGTAGACCGGGAAGTTAACGAAGTTGAAAAAACAATAACAGATGGATATAAAATTTGCTTAAATACAACTGAATTTTTATTTTTTGAAAATTCAAAAGAAGAATTTATTAATTCATTATCATCCAATTTATATTATCATATACCAATCCATTCAATAATGACAAAAACCTCCAATAACCAATCTTTTCCGAAAAATACAATTGATTTTTTTCAAAATATACAATGCATATATAGAGAACATGATAGAGGTAACCGAATATTGCATTCAGATAATTCAATAAATTATAGTCCTGGCAGACATGGTCATCATGGTGGTAATTCACATACAAATATATATCACATAAACGCAGTTATTTTATGGTGTGGATTTTATCCAAAAAATAATGAAATGATTAACCGGAAAATACAAATTCAACAAAATATTCCTCAATCAGATAAAGACCGCGGATTTGGATTTCAACATATTGCAACACGTGAAAAAATATTACAAATGTATAATGAAAATATACAAAAACATATTGATATTCCAGAAAATATTGTAAAAATGATAAATAATCGATGTTCTGAATTAAAACACAAAAATAACATTTATTATTCTGAATTAGTAGTTGATAGTGAGTGGGGTCAAGATTATATAAAATTAAATAATGATATTAATTTATTACAAAATACTGATTTTGATGAAGTAGGTTATAAAATATTTGATATTGAAAAATATAATGAATTATTACAAACATTTATTCGGAATGAAATTTTATTTACAACTGGTAAAATTATTAATTTACAAAATTATCATAATGAAATTACGAATGAAGAACATACCCAGATATTAAATACCATGCCATATAAAAAAGATATGTATCCAGATATACAATTATTTTGCGAATATATTGAACAATTTGTATCTAATATATTACATGAACCTGTAAAAATATTTAATAATGATTTATGGATTCGTATTTGTAGACCAAGTAGTGTATGCGATAATGATTATAATCCATGCCATCGAGATGTATATTTAGATTTTTATAGAAATATAGTAAATATTTATTTACCAATAATTGGTTCAAATGAAAATTCATCACTAACATTACAAAGTGGTAGTCATAAATGGAATGAAAATGAAACTATGGTTACTAAAGGAGGAGCTTTTTTTAAATATACAAATAAAAAATATTCTGTTGACGCAATTGTTGCAAGTAAACAACCAATAGATATGATAAGACCAAATCCAAATGAATCGCAATTAATGTTGTTTTCACCATATTTAATACATGGTTGTGCGAATAATGATAATTTAAATACAACTCGTATTTCATTGGAAGTACGATTTATAAGAAATGATGAAAATGGATTAAAACAAGAAGCAGAGTTTAATGAATTTTTGAAAATTAGGAATTGGAGATAATACGTATGATTTCTTTATAATCTAAAGAGTTATCATTTTTTATTTTATTAATAAAATCTATATTTACAAATGATGGATGAACATACCAATCTTCATATGGATTATTGCCATTTTGTACATCACCAAAAACTAAAACATATCCGTTTTTTAAAAAAATATCTCTCGATTTTTGTCGTGTATTGAAATGGTCTCCAGTATATATATCATGCTCAAAAGTTATAACTGAAAATGTATAATTTACAAATATAGTAGAATCTAATAATTCTAATGTTTGAATTGTAGAACCATTATTTACTTCTAAATCTATTTGTAAATAGTCCATATTTTTTGGAAAATTATATTTTAAAAATAAATTATTATAATCAATTTTAGTTGCGTCATTTATAATATAATTACTTTTACGATATTGTTTATAGTATGTTTCCCATTGAGTATCAAATTCAACCATTAATCCAGTCCAATTATATTTAGATTCTAAAATATATGAATTATTTATATTAATTGGGTGATTACTTCCAATTTCTAAAAAATATCCATTTGATTTATGATTAAGACATGTTAATACAAATTGGTCTTGTAATGATTGTCCATTAAACATTATAATATACTATATGTATATATAAAGATATTTCTTTAAATATCTTTAAATATATATATTTAAAGATATATATATATATATATTTAAAGAGATATAATGTATATTGAATTATTTGGAAGAGGTGATAGATTGGGTGCAAATATAACTACATTTATAGCACAAATTATATATGCACATAATAATAAATTATATATTAAATATGATAGAACAAATATAGTTAGTGGAGATAATGTAAGGTTTGTTCCATATAACCAAAAATATAATAGTAGTATTTTTATAGAAACACTTTTTGATTTTATAGATATTCATAATACAAATATGGTATGCGATAATGAATTAAAAATATATACTATTCATTTTTTTGAAATGATAAGTTTAGTAACATTAAATATTAAAATAGATCAAATTTATTACTTTAAACAACATATTTTAAATAAAATAATAGATAAATTTTTAGCTAAAGCAATTATAAAAAAATATGATGTTCCGTTTAATCCAAAAAAAACAATATTAGTTCATTTACGATTAGATGATGTTCGTGGATCTGGCGATTATGATGGAAATATTTGTGCAAATCATTTTAGAAAAAATATAGACAATGATATAATTGCAAATAATGATACACACTATGAAATTACTAATAGATTTTATTGTAATTCACAAGCACCATTATCTATAGAAAAACTACAACACCAAATTAATTTAGCATTACAAAAATATCCAGATTATGAAGTTATATTAATTACTAATCCAGGGGAAAATACAGATAAACTGCCATATAAATGTATTAAAAATAGTGATGAAAGTTTAGATTTATTTTTACTATGTAATTCGAATGTAGTAATACTATCTCGAAGCACATATGCATTATCATGTTTATATTTTGGTATTGCAACGGATGTTTATTTGCCATTATGGGGACATATCCCTTGTTTTGGATTATATACTAAATATGATAATTGTAATTATAATTATTTTTCTTAAACAATTTAAACAGTTTGTTATTTAAATTGTAATGAACACTCTTCCCCATTATAGAGCAGTAATATTAGTTTTAGCATCTAACTCGGAAGTTTATAATAATTGCAGAAAAGTATGGAAACAATATATGAATGTTGACCCATTAATAAAAGTATTTTTTGTGTATGGACAATTATCTACTCAATTAGATGATTATGACGAAATCTCTGATATAATATTATCAGATATACCAGATAATGGGTTTCCAGTTTTGATTGGAAAAACAATTTGTGCAATGAAACAAATACATGAAAAATTCTCATATGATTTTTTTATAAGAACAAATTTATCTACTTTTTGGGATTTTGAAAAGCTTCATTTACATTTAAATGATTTACCTACAAGCAATTGTTACTCTGGCGATGGACCATTAGGTAATGGTGGATACTTATCAACAGGGTATTATTTAAGTGGAACAGATACAATTGTAACCCCTGAAATGATTGATTCTATTACAAAAAATAGTCATTTAGTTGATTATAATCATGTAGAAGATGGTGCTATGGGAAAGTATTTTAATGGTATTTTAGGTGCACCTATGTTACCAAATCGTATTTGTTTTTTTGAAGATATACATTCTATAAATGAAATTGATAAAATTCAAAATCGAATTTTAGAAGCAAAAACTAATAATAAAGACCATTATCGTGTTAAAACCCTACGTGGAAATCGAGTAGAAATTGATTTGTTTATTTATAAAGAATTATTAAAAAATATATATAATATTAGTTTGATATAAATATAAATCTTATAATAATAGTATAAGATTTATATAATGAATTTAAATAATGCATTAATAACTGGAGGAAGTGGTATGGTTGGATCTAATATTCATTTTGGATTTAAACCCAGTTCAAATGAAATGGATATTACAAATTTAAAATCAATTGAACAATATATTAATAAAATACAAAATATATCATGTATTATTCATTTAGCTGCAATTAATTTACGAGAATCTGAGGAAAATTGTATAAAATCAATTAATGTAAATATTAATGGAACATCAAATATGTTATCTATTGCTATGAAATTAAATATTCCATTTATTTTATTATCTACATGTGCTGTTTTTTCATCTACAAATGATAGTTTAATTTTTGATGAAAAATATAAAACATCTCCAAATTGTATTTATGGTCATACAAAATCCGCATCTGAAAATATTGCACTATTATATAATAAAACAATTTTAATAAGAACTGGATGGTTGTTTGGAGGTAATCAAAAATTACATTATAAATTTGTTGAAAATGCGATTAATAATTTCATTACTAATAATGAAATAAAAGCATCTAATAATTTTTTTGGTTCTCCAACGTATGTGTTAGATTTAATTGAACAAATGAACTATTTAATTACAAATTTAAAATATGGTATTCATCATATTGTTAATAGTGGTAAAGCAGCATCAGGGTATGATATTGCTGTTGAAATTGCTAATAATTTAAATAGCAATAAAGAGCTTATTATTTCAGTAAATTCAAATAAAGTTCCAAATGCTGGTCCGCAAAGAAGTAATACTGAAATATTAGAATCAATTCATACATTTAATCAATTGCGTTCTTGGAAAGGTTCGTTAAATGAATATATTGATAAATATTTAAATGATAAACATATAGTTGTAGATTTACCGATTATAGTTAATGCTAAAAAATGGAAAAAAAGAGAAATTTGTCGTTTATGTAATAGTTATAATATTTTTCCATTTTTTAATTTAGAGCCAACACCTCCAGCAAATCATTTTGTATCTCATCCTCTTTTACAAGAAGTTATACCATTAGATATTTGTATTTGTCAAGATTGTAATCATATACAATTATTAGAAATTGTAGACCCAGAATATCAATACTCTAATTATTTTTATGTATCATCAACGTCAAATACAATGACGACTCATTTAAAACAAAGTGTTATTAAATTCACGCAATTATTAAATATATGTAAAACGGATCATATTCTTGAAATTGGTGCAAATGATGGTGTTTGTGTAAAACATTTACTTGATAATGATTTTGTAAATATAATAGGTATTGACCCTGCAAGTAATATAAACAAACGGCACAAACTCCCTATTATATGCGATTTTTTTGGTTCCAATATATTAGATAAATTAAATAATAAATATAAATTAATTTATGCATTTCATTGTTGTGCGCATATAGAAAATATTCAAGATGTATTTCAAACAATTTATACATTATTAGATGATGATGGTAGTTTTATTATGGAGGTAGGCTATTTTTATGAGGTTTTTAAAAATAAACTATTTGATGTAATTTATCATGAACATATTGATTATCATACAGTTACTGCAATTCAATTATTTGCAAAACAAATGAATTTATTATTGTATAAAGTTGAAGAAAATAGTATACAAGGTGGATCTATACAGTTTTTCTTTTGTAAAAATAGTTGTAATAAAATAATAGATAATAGTGTAGGCGATGCTATAGAAAAAGAAAATAGTATACAATTATTTAATAAACCCAATTTAGATAAATGGCAAAATATTATTATACAAAACGGAAAGGACATTAATTATATATTAAATAGTTTTGTATCTTATGGTAAAAAAGTGGTAGGTTATGGAGCATCTGCTAAATCAACTACATTTCTTTATCAGTATAATCTATCTGGTAAAACAATCGAATATATTATTGATGATAGTATATTTAAACAAAACTTTTATACACCCGGATTACATATACCAATAAAATCATCAAATATGTTAGATATTGATAAAATCGATTATATTATTATACTTTCATGGAATTTTATTGACGAAATTTTACTTAAATTAGATAAATATCGAAAAAATGGACTTAGAATTATAGTTCCATTTCCTGAAATAAGAATTATTTAACTGTTAGAGAGCGGATAAATATATCATTTTGTATGTATTCTAACATACATGCAAAACTAGTGTATTAAATAAATATAATTTTGTAAAAGTTATAGTATTTCATGATGAAACATATATAGTCAAATTTTCAATTAAACATTTGGAAGCAGTATTAACAATTATTATTGATACTATGTTATACAATATAACAATATTTTTTTAAATAGAATTATGTTTATAACAATCATCCCATTGATTTGATTTTAAATATATATATCCATGAGATAATAATAATTCTTTAATTTGGGTTCGTATAGGTTCTGTATAATTATGTTCTACATCAATTAATCCAAATGTATATCTATTAAAATCAACAGATTTAAGTATTTCTAATTCACTTCCTTCAGTGTCTAATGATAAATAATCAATAAATAAAGGAGAATTTATATTTAATTAATAAATCATTAAATGATATTGTTTTTATAATAATTTGTGTCTTATTACTATCAACAGTATTTTTATGACGATCAATATGTTTACTAATACCTAATAATACATCATCTATATTAGCAATATCAAATAAAACATCTAAATTACTATTATTATAAACAGCATTACTGTAACATTGTGATTTTGGTCTATTTTGTACTAATTTATTAAATTTACTAGGAATTGGTTCTGCACATATTCCAGTCCAATTATATTTAGTTTATAATAAATATGTATTTGATAATATTATACCATCACTATCTCCAATCTCAATAAAATATCCATTAACTTTATTTTTATAAAATTTTAACACTTCTAAATCTTGTCCTATTTGAGAATAACTTGTTGCTATTATAATATATTATTTATATTATTTAAATTATAATAATTATATATGTATATATATTACATCACAATGTGTAGAATTAGGCATAGTAATTATTTTAAATCCATTATTTATAAGAAACATATTAAGTTCATCAAATAATACACCATTTTTATAAAATTCTGTTGTACTTATTTCTACTTGTATTTTATTAATATTTTTCAAATTAATTAAATTAAACCCCTTAAGTACTTCTAATTCAGCTCCTTGAACATCTAATATTAAATCATACTTAATATTTTCCCAATTTTGTTCTTTTAATATATTTTCAATAGTAGTTGATGTTAATTTAATTTGTTCTTTAATTTTAACATCATTCCATTGCCAATTGTTTAAATTTGGATCATATATAGAAGATGACGCTTCATTATTATTAAAAATATTAAAAATATATTCTTTATTTTCTTTACTTGTAACTAATTTATTTATAGGTATATAATTTGTATTATATATTTGTGTTGCTAATAAATTTGATTTTAATCTGTCATATGTATAAGGTATTGCTTCTATAAATAAACCATTATTATAATTATGTACATAATTATTAATTTCGACCATATCATTTGCTCCTATAAATAATATATTTTTTCTTAAATCTATAGTCCATATATTATTATTGCCAAAATCTATATAATTATCATATTTTATTCCTTTTCCTAAAATATTTAATATTATTTCATTTTTTCTTTATAATATCCAATATCATTATTCCAATATGATGAATATACTTCAATATATATATCAATAAGTTTTATATCAAAATAATAAATAGTTATTGGTTTTGTATAATCATTTTGATAATAATAAATTTCAGTATTAATTAATTTTTTATCCATATAATAATTATAAATATTATTTTTTTATTATTTAAACTAATACTAAATATATGGAACAGAAAAAAGTAGCTATTGTATTTTTTGGATTAACTCGTAGTATAAAAAACTACATATAATTCAATAAAAACAAATATTTATGATGTATTAAAAAAACATAATTTACAGGTAGATACATATTTACATACATATAAATTAGATAGTCCATATATAAATCAATGGTTCGGATAACATGTAGAAAATTATGATAATGACGCATATAAAATATTAATTTCAGATTTTTGTATTATTTAAGAACAATCTGAAATTATTAAAACCATAAATTTTGAAGAATATTATTCAAAATTAGGAGATTGGTCTGGAGGAATGCCTCCAGATCTTACTAAATATTTAATAAGAAATTTAGTATTAGCATTATAGTCAAAAAATAAAATAACTGATTTATTAGAAGATAATATAAATAATAATAAATCATGGTCTAAATATTTAAAAATAAATCTAAATATAATATTCCATTTATATGACTTGAATCAAGTATAAAATTATGTTTAATATAATTAATCTAATTTAGGTAAACCTCCATTAACAACTATATACACAAACACCAACTACAAATGTTACGCAAACTATAAATCTTTAAGGATTTGAATATAAATATATATTTATAAATAATTTTATATGCCTGTAAAATTATTACGTTTAGGATATACCGAGTCTACATTATTATTTATATATTGGTTACATATGTATACAAATCTAAATAGTCCAGAAATAATATAATTAAAAAATATAAAAATAAAATGGTTATATACAACTTCTGGATATTATGATATAACACAATCTGGACATTATTTTAATGTTATTCATAATGAAAAAGATCCAGTAATATATACAAAATATATGGCTATTATTTACAATTTTATTAAAGATGCCGATATTTGTAAATTATTTATGGAGATTACAGATATTGATGAAATAATTGAAACATTTATGAAACTAATTAATTCTAAACAGAATAAAGATATTTCTCAAGAAATAGTGTTTAATTTTATAGCCAATAAAAGAATATTAATAATATCGCCATTCGCAGAATTAATAAAAACCCAGTATGATACTGGTAATTGTAAAATTATTTATCCAAATACTCCAAAAATTACTGAGATTAATATATATATACATTTCCATATACATTTTTTAATAGGGGTCCTCATAATAATATTTTAGAAACATCGGAGTATGTCTTTAATGATATTATAGAAACTATTAAAGACGATTATGATTCGGTATTAATTAGTTGTGGTGCTTATAGCTGTTTAATTGCAAAACATTTTTATGAAATTGGTAAAAATGTATGCACAATTGGTGGTGAATTACAGTCATTTTTTGGAATAAAAAATGGTAGAACCCCTTTTCCAACTACAAATCAAGAATATTGGATTATTGATATACCGGAAAAATATAAGCCCATTGATTATAATAAAATTGAAAATGGTTGTTATTGGTAAAATGAATTTACAAAAATAAAAAATTATTTAGTTACACAATTTACTTATTATATATGAATTTACAAATATAAATAATCATATATAATTTATACCGAATTATCATTCCATTCATCTGGTCGCTCTTTAGTCCCTCCATCATATGCAACTGCATATTTATTTTCGATTAACCATTGATTTATATTTAAATCGTCCAAATATACATCCGCCAATAATCTCCCATATTTTTCTAAAGATACATTTTTTAGAATAATGATTTTTCCCATGATTTTTGATGAAAGCGCATCCTTAGCCAAAACTGCCAATTCTTTTTCTGCTTTGGATTTTGTTTTAATTTCCGGTGTATCAATCCCTAATAATCTTACTGAAAATCGGAAAATGGGCGAATTATCATATGGCATTTTTGATGCGATCGTAATTGTATCTCCATCATATACCTTAATAACTTTACCTTTAGTTATTTGTGGCACAAATGCAACAGTGTCTTTATATTCAATTGAATCTAAATAGTTCATAATTGACGGATTGTCTATAATAGATATAGATAAATCTGTGTTAATTGAATTACTTTGTAATGGTAAATTTGCAGTTATTGGTGTAATTTTTTGACATGCACATACTCTTAAACCAGATGTAATATAAGAAATCATTATTATAATTAACAGTATTTTATAAATGAGTTAATTATAATTTATTATAATTTATTTCAATTTTATAGGGTTACATGGTCTGATGCGACGAAGTCGCATCCGACCCTTTATGTTTCACGAAAACAAACCCTCCCTTTTATTTCATTGAATAATAATTAAAAATATTAATGAATACTGTTTTTAATTAGCACAAGGATTCCGTACAAGGGAGGGTTCGTTTTCGTGAAACATAAAGGGAGGGTTCGTTTTCGTGAAACATAAAGGGAGGGTTCGTTTTCGTGAAACATAAAGGGAGGGTTAGTAAAAGGGAGGGTTCGTACAAGGGAACCGTAGGTTCCCTGTAACTACATATTAAATAATTTTTTGAATACTTCCTGTGCATCAATACATGCTAATGTTAATACATGTTTTATCATACTTCTATCAGTAGAATTATTAAATGCTAATCTGATTGTGCTTTCTTTATTATGAGGATGGAACTTTTTAAATCCACAGAAACTTAACGATTTATCGCCTAAATAAAATCGTTCATATAAAATATATTCCAAAACTTTTCCAATTGTATAATCTTCATTTTCCAAGATTATATCATAACAATTATCAATAGTTGTTTCACTATTCAAAATTAATTGAGTATCTGATTCTAACCATTGCAACATATCAACAAATTTATTCTGCATTATTGCACATGCTTTTTTAACTAATTCTTTGTTTTCATATATACCAAGTGTTTGAATTATAAAATCAAAGCTATTTGGAACAAATTGACGCTGTGCATCTAATAATATATAGTTCTTTTTTTGAAATGCAATATCTTCTGATGGCGAACCCTCCGTTTCTAATTTTGTTTTAATTATTTCCCATGATTCTGAAATTTTTACTTTATCTGGAGTATTCCCATAAGCACATTTAGATACAACATTAAACATACTATTATGTTTTGCATTACTGATTGAAAATTCCGCACTAAGTTTAAGTTGTTCACCCGGAATACTATCGCTAATCTTAGGTCGCAATCTTGCAAAATCAATATAGTGCTTTGTTAATGCATTTGCTGGAAAAATTTTATCAGTTTCGGTTTTTGTTAAATAATTGCCATTTTCTTTATTTTTAATACGAAAATCTCCAGATGTAATAAACATAATATTATCAGTTTCATTAATTACATCAACTTCTAATACATATTTTCCGGGTAGTATATCAAGATCTGTCATATGTATTGGGATTGAACTAAGTCGTTGTTTCATTATTTCATTATGTAAACGTGTAGTATTTATTGAAATTGTGCATTGATTTTCTTCATGTGTTTCTGTATGAATGACATTAATTGGTATTTCTGATAATATTGTGCGTCTTAATGCATTTGCTATAGATACATCAATATCAGATAGTGTGAATTTATATACATCACCATCTTCTTCAATTTGCGATATTTGGGGATTCATAATATATTAAGTATAGTTCTAATATATTAAATTTATATTATTTAAATCAATTTTTTGTAAATATCTAATATTATAGGCTTGAATAATTAAAATTATATAAGTTCTATTGTATTCTTACAAGTAATAAACATAAAATATGAATTCTGATATTTTTATGTTTATTATTATTAATTTGCATTTTAGTGTGGATTTTTAATAATTGTTTAATTTATAATAACTAATAAACTATATAAAAATATTGTATATTTAATTAATAAATGAATACAACTAACGAAATAAACACTAACGAAATAAACACTAACGAAATAAACACTAACGAAATAAACACTAGCGAAATAAACTTTAAATTCATTCAGTCAAAAACTGTTGCAGAACTAAAAGATATTTGTAGAATAAATAGTGTTCGTGGATTTAGTAAATTAAGAAAAGATGAATTATATGATTTATTGGTAACTTATTATAAATCTAATCCAGAACAATTAAAAAAAGATTTACAAACAGAAGAACAAACATCAGAACAAACAGCAGAACAATCAGAAGAACAAACAGCAGAATCATATAGTCAAAATAACACAATGTTAATCAATAATTTAATTACTGAACCATATCAATCAACCTCACAAACACATCCAATTTATATACAATATCCAGTGCAAGAAGTTATTAAAAGAGTAATTGTGCAGCATTTTTGCGATCCATCAGTAAATAATAAAAATATACTCAATGTAACTAAATCAAAAGCAATAAAAGCACCTAAAGTAGTTAAACCAAAAGTAGTTAAACCAAAAGTAGTTAAACCAAAAGCAATAAAAGCACCTAAAGTAGCTAAACCCAAAGCAATAAAAGCACCTAAAGTAGCTAAACCAAAAGCAATAAAAGCACCCAAGCCAAAAACAATAAAAGCGCCCAAAGTAGCTAAACCCAAAGTAATAAAAGTAGCTAAAGCAATAAAAGCACCCAAAGCACCCAAAGCACCGAAAGCAATAAAAGCACCCAAAGCAATAAAAGCACCAAAAGCAAAAGCAATAAAAGCACCTAAAGCACCCAAGCCAAAAGCAATAAAAGCACCCAAAGCACCTAAACCAAAAGCACCCAAAACACCTAAATCAACTAAAATAAAAAAATAAAATTAATATTGCATTGGATCGTTGAAGATTTATACCCTTAAAGAAAAATCTGCACTAAAGTGTGTATTTAATTATTCAATAGTATCAATTATCATTTGTATAAACAATAAAATAATTATTATCCTGTAAAATCTGGGTATATTCATCAAAATCTTGTAAAGTCATATTATGACAAGAAATTATTTCATTTAATTGTATTTTATGACAACAACACATATATGTATTTGAATCGGCATAACCTTTATAATTGCAACTATAAAAATTATTATTTTTTATACATAATGCATTTATTTCATTCATATAATAGGCAATACAAACGTCACACGCAGTAATTAAATACATTGTGTTATTTATAAAACAAATATCTTTCCAAGTATCAGTCATAGTGTTTAATTTTGAATATATTTGCGTTAGAGCATTGTTTGATAATATAAATCCTGCCCCACCGGAATGAAAATATAATTTTTGATTGCCAATTTGTCGATTGTCACCATGTCCGCCAATATATAATTTTTCATTACTATTAAATCCATTTAAATATTGCATTGTTTTTTTAATATTTATATATGTATCAGTTCCACAACAAAATACAAAATCCGCATTGTAGTTTTCATAAATATATTTCAAACCTAAATTTTGTTTATGTGAGGCAGATTCATAATTATTTTTCACATTTTTTAAATAAATATATTTATTGTTATCGATTAAGTCAGTCGGATCTTCACCTAAAAAATATAATAATTTGCAATCATTATTATCACATAATTTTCCCCAAGTTTCGTTAATTTTTAATATTTCATTTTTATATTTTTCATCAGTTGCACACGCAAATACACATACAACTAATTTATAGCGTGGTCGTAAATCATATCCATATTTAAACTGAGAATTATAAAAATCTTTATTTTTTTCATATTCCACTTTTATATTTGGATTTGTTTGTATAAGATTCATAATATGATTTAATATTTGTAATGTTTCGTTTTTTTTATGATAAAATGATGAAATATAATACGAAAATAATATTAAAAAATAAGTATCTACTGCACAACCAGCGTTTAAATGTTCAAAGCTATATAATACTTTTTTACAACAATCATAACATTCTTTATTATATCCAAAATTTAAATACCGTTTTATTATTAAATAATAAATATAATGTATATTGCGTGTTGGATTTATAAAATTATTAATCATTTGCCCATAATCACCATACGATTGTTCAATATCGTCATAAAATTCATCTAATATATTTATATATAACATTTCATCACCATGTCCAAATCCTTCTAATGTTGTTTCAATAAAACAATCTTTTAATCTATTTAAAATTTTTATACCGATTTCTTTGCCACACGTAAAAAATCCACCACATACAACATACTGATATCTACTATAATATTCAGATTTATGTTCAGGTAATTTATATTTTTTGTCATTTACATTTAATATTTGAATATGGAATTTATCCGTAATATTATTTAATACATCTAAAAATAGATTTATTGTATAGTCTTCGCAAATTCGCATTGTATTGTCTTTACCTAAAAACGCATCTAACCATCCGAATTTTGTTGTATTAAACGGATTTGAATGAATTGTTTGTAATACAAAATCTACTTTATTACAAACAACAATATGCGATTCTGGGCAGGTTCGACTATCTCTTGTTGGAAAATATACTTCGCGATTTGCTTTTACTTTTTCCAAGTAAGAACAACCCCACATATCTTTAAAATCCATTTCAATAAATTGTGTAATTTGTGTAAATCCATATAATTCGCGTTTTTGTTTTAAACTATCGATAAATATGGATTCTGTATATATTACAAGATATACAGGTAATTGCAATACTATATCCATTTTTTCAATACAACTTTCAATAGAAAGAGACCCATTATTAAATTTTGACATATCAAAACAACACGTAGATAATGTACAATCAATCATATTAATTAATATAATACTCCGTTTTTATATTAATTATGTAAACTAATATATAATTATTATTAGTCTATATTACCACTTTTTCTAAAATAGTTAATCCATTATTATTTGTATAAACTTCTTTTATTTCCAAGAATTCAGTAATTGCTTTATTCAATCCATAATTAATTTCTTCTATCGGCAATCCAGTTAATTCTGATTGTTCACGTGCAGTTCAACCATTACGTATAGTTTCTCCGCGGATACCATCAACTTCAGTATCATGCATAATTTTTTAGATTTTTTTTAACATTATTTACAAATTATAATGACCATACCTACGCGCAGTTTTACAATCGTTTAAGCGAATATATGTGTTGCTATTATCACGTAAATATTTATATCAAATATGTATATTTACATTCTTCTAGTTTTAGATTTTTTATTACCTTTTTTAGATTTTGATTTTTTATGTTTTCTACGTGATATATGAGTGCGTCTTTTACCCCCACTTGGAGGTAAGGGTTGATCATCCGGATTGTATGGTTCGAAACCAACACTAACACCGTCTACACCTGCTACACCTGCTACACCTGCTACACCTGCTACATCTGCTTGTTCTTGCGGTTGAAACGGATTAGCACCTGCTAAATCAACATGCCCTGGATCAGCTTGATAACTTTGATCACGAATCCAATTAGCAAAATCCACAACTATTGCATCACCAAAACCAAGCGGGTCAGTAACTTTCTTTAATACATTAGACATAATTTTGCATAGTTTGATTTCTAATTCATTGTAAGTTTTTACTGATTGATCCTTCAATGTACGCTTTTTACTTAAAATCGTTTTTGTTTTCTGTTTAATTTCGTCAATACTATTATTAATATAACTACTTATTTTAGAAACTCCTTCAACATAACTAGCATAATATTCGTTAGCCTTTTCTATTACTTTTGTTCCATGTGATACAATATCATCGTATTGGCCTTGTAAATAATCTCTCGTTCTTTGGTTACCGAACGCAAGTATACCTGTCATTAAAATATAATTTTCAGTTGGTACTATAGCATTACCAGCAAAACCGTATGCTGCTTTTGCGACGGTGCCTGTTTGGTAGCCGAATGCAGAACCCACTCTTGCTGCACCTATTACAGCGTCTTTACCATTTTGCCAAGTCTCACCCAAGGTGTTCGCTATTACCTGAAATGAATTTATCACTGATTCATCTATACCCATTCGGCTTAATGTTTTAGAGAATTCCCTCCACAAATACCCGCCACCAACAACAACACTTGTAATAGAAATAATTGCAATAAATGTTCTTACTGCAAATTTAATTTTCAGATTATCACAATTTCCTCCAATTATTTTATGACTACCGCCTTTCCGGGGGGGGTATGGTGTATCTCTTCTGCCGTTTCTGCCGTTTCTTCCAGGTCCACCATAATCCGGACGGCCACGTTTTTGTTCGTTTGTAGCTATTCGGTCAGATCGCCTCGGTTTTTGTATTAAACCTTCTGTCGGGATAGCTAACTTTTCGGATAAACTAAATAAAATATCTAACATCGCTAATTTTGCTCCTTCTTCATTAATGGTTTCTTCATCAATGGTTTCAGGTTGTTGAGAAAAGGCTGACATTTTATTATATATAATATATGGTTATATTATAATTTTAAAATGTATAATCCTAAATACATTTTATAAAAAAGTGCCTAAATACATTAAAATTGTCCAACCAAAAATATACAAACAAAAAATAATAAATATAAATACTTGACCAATATATACATCTATCGCAAGTCTAACTAATTTGGTTAAATATATTTAATATATTACAAATATAAAAAAGTGTAATATTTTGTTTACACTTTTTCTCATTTCAAACGCCCATTTTGAAATGAGATTTATAAATATTTTTCTTATTTTTTTGCCCTATAAAATGGGCGTTTGAAATGAGAAAAAGTGTAAAAATAGTTAATCCACGTCAAACTTTTCAAAGTTTGAGGAAATTTTATATATTCTAATTGGGAGCAAGAACAAAATGCGGTATTGTAAATCTTTTCACAAATCGAATCATCAGAGAATGTAAGTGATGTTAAATTGTGATTATTCTTAAATGCTCCTTTATTAATTGCAACTACTTTATCCGGAATAATGGCTTCACCGTATCCTGTAGCTTTTGTAATAATGGTTTCATCTGAAGTCGGTTCATATTCATAAGTAAACGTCATATTTGTGTTGTTGATTATGAATTAAATAAATATGTGTAAAAGAAATTCAATTTTATAAAGTTCATGCAGGCGAGTGTTCATTTTCGATATACATAAAGGACCCGTCAGTCCCAGTAAAAGATATGTTTTGTGTTCGTTGCGCATAAAGGGTCGTCGGCATTTGAGACCTGTTGGTTCCCTGTATTCCCATCATATACTCAATATTATTTGTTATATCATACATTTTGCAAAGCATAGGATTCACATTCTTCGTGGTCAGCAACACAACTGTATGCTTTTAGGTTCAGCTATAGCCGGACCTAAAAGTATTGAGTCAGTGACCGATAAAGAGTTAAATCCTAGCCATCAGAACCACCAAATGGCTATATGTATCCTACGGATGCTTAAGCTGAACCCAACCGTAAGTTGGGTTTGAGCGGTTCAAAGTAGCGACTTTTGGTAGCTGACCGAATGGTATGTTTCCACAAAGGATTTAAACCATCATTAACCCTAATAAAATAAACATCAAAATAAATGGTAATAAAACTAAAAACCATGATATTTCAGTTGCACCTGAAATACATATTAAATTCAAAATCCATGTCCAAAATAATACATATAATAGTTTAACTGTAAAAATTAAAAATATACTGGATACTGAACATGTATATGAGCCTAAACAAAATATTTGGGTATTTCCATTTAATACCCAATTTTGCACAATCATAATTATAATTGCACTTATTGATATGACTAAATAAATCATTGCAGGTGTGCATAAATTACGTAATCCTTTAATTGCCATTATATTCTATATAAAATACTATAGAATATAATCCATTTCCTAAATAATTAAGTTTGTATATTTATACTAATGGTGGATTGTTTGAATTAAACATATTTCCTCGTGTAAGTAATGATGAATTTACAAATGGAACGCCAGATAATATATTTGCATTTGATTGCGATGAAGGCGTAGAACCAAATGCTAATGATTGATTTGTAGCTGCATTATTTCCTAATAAGAAATCGTAAAAACCTCCGCCTTTTATAGTTTTATTATTTTTTAATTTTAATTTATTACGTTTACCTCCTTTTATATTTGGTAATAGTCTACTGCTAATAATTGCATTTGAATTATTCGGATCCATATTGTAATTATTTAAAGGAATTACATTTGCAGATGGGTAAGTATTATTACCTCCAGTAATTTTACAATTATTACATCCTCCACGTAATGATTTTTTTCTTTTTTTATTACTATATTTTTTTTTACTACAACGATTTCGTCTACTTTTATTTGAATATACCATTATATAGTATACTTATAAAATATAAGTAACCTATTATTCAATATCTACATGAGTTAACATATGTCTACGACAACACACATTATATAATTTTATTTCGTCCAATACTTGACCCTCTGGTGTTTTTTCAATATTAGTTTTAGTTAAATAGACAACTTTATCAACTTGTATATCTCTTGATAATTTAATTCGCCTAACCTCCTGTTGATAAAACCGATATTTATCGGCAAGAACATTTCCGCATGTAACGCATTTAATTGGAATAATCATTTATATTATAGTATCTTATTATAGTATTTTATTTCTAAATATTTTTATTCAATTTTATATTATTTTTTATATCAAATAAATATAAATGCTTAAAATAAAAAATAAATATGTAGTTTATTTGGTATTCATATTTATTATTTTGGGTAGTTTATTAATTGCTATATATTCATTTAGTCTTAAATTTGAGGGTTTAGATATTAGTGAAACACAAATTATATCACAAAATTCAGATCGTTCATATACAATTCCTAATGGTTATTATGTTATATCTGATGATTCAGATAATGATTTAAAAAATACAAAAACTATTGCAAAAATACCATATGGATATATTTTGAATTCAGATGGTATATTGGTTCCAAATACAAATGTTGGAATATATTCAACAACTCAACAAAGTAATGATTTATCAAAATATACTATTACAGATTCGTCCAGTAAAAATCCAAATCGATATGACTCAAATAATTATAATATGACATATCACAGTGATCCTACATTGAATTCTGATGCAAATGAAATGTCAGACAATTTAGCTAAAACCGGAACATGGGTAATTGATAGAAATGGAAAAAAAACACTCATTCCATGGAGTGAAATTAAAAAAGATATTACTTATTATACACCCGGGTCTTATCCATTTGGACCATCGAATTATGTTCCAAATTATGAAAATAGTATTTATTTGAGTCAAACTACTGGTATATCACAAGCCAGTCCTTTAATAAATACAGCTGCTATGAAACTAGGGTTTTGCAGTCAAAATGCAAATTATCCAAATATATTAGAACAAAATTGCAATTCTTTAGATGTAAATACTTGCGGATCAACATCGTGTTGTGTATTATTAGGAGGATCAAAATGTGTTGCAGGAAATTCAAAAGGACCTACTATAAATGCAAATTATAGTGATGTATTTATTAAAAATAAAGATGTTTATTATTATCGCGGTAAATGTTACGGCAATTGTAATTAGATATATGTCTAAAATAACTCTTTTTTATGATGATTTATAAAAGCGGCGAATCCAAATATTACATCTAATAGTAATGGTATCCAAACAATAGATTTAGATTGAACTGCATAAATAGATGCACATAAATATAATAATCCATGAATTAGTCTTAACTCGGCCCACCATGTTTTACCACCAGCTTCTGGTGCTGTCATCCTCATATTTAAAAAATATAATCCTAAAAACCCAAGTGCTGGAAATAATAGTACAATTCCTAAATATGGTAAATATTGTTTGTTTATATAAAATGCAAGTAAAACTATAATTATTCTAATTGGTATGCAACCTAGTAAAAAATATAAAATATTTTTGGATAACATTATATATATATGAATTATAATTTATCTAAAACCATAATGCCTTTTGTTGTTTTCCTTTTTACTTTTATTTTTGTAGGCTCACCTACGCTATGTTGCTTATGGTGACACGATTCACATAAAGCCATCAGGTTTGCCTTGTGATTTTTATGAAAAGATCCTATATAACCATCTTGACCAGCTGTATGTTGTTCCGCTATATGATGAATTTCATGGCTCAATTCGACTTTGCACAATTCACATAATCCTCTAATTTTTTGCGAATTATATGAACTAGATAAATGTTCTAATCCTCCTTTCATTTCTGGATTATATTTATTCCGAATTTTGTATGCTTTTTCCAAGAAATCTTCTGGCAAATACAGGGATTTACATACCTCTAGACCATACATTCGATTTCCCGGACCATCTCGCAATTTTCGATCATATACTAAACAATCTAATTCTTGGTCATAATGCACCGCCATATGCATTATACGAATCTTGGATAATTCTTGCATCTCATCATATTTAATAATCTCGTGGAAATGTGTTGCAAAAATAAATGATGCTTGTTTTTTATCTAATTCCATGAGTCCTGCCATAAATATACTGAGTGCAGATTCGGTTTCTGTTCCTGAACATAATTCATCTCCCAAGATTAAACTATTTTCGTCGGATTGTTTCAATATAACTCGCAACTCGGACATCTCAACTGCAAATGTCGATAACCCTTTAAATATATTGTCGTTTCCCAAGATTCTCGAAAAAATAGATTTGTATGGTTTGTATATAAATTTTGTGCATGGAACATACATACCGGCTTGTGCCATAATAACGGCAATACCTAGTGCGCGTATTAGCGAGGTTTTACCAACTGCATTTGTGCCATATAATAAAATACCTTTATTAGAATGGTCAAATTGTATATCATTTGGAACATATATTTCATTTTGCTGTATATGTTCAATTAAAACATGACGCAACTCTTTTATTTGGGATTGTGCTACCATATTTGATTCTTGGATTATTTCAGGTTTGCAATATTTATATTCTATTGCTAAATATGCTTTACAAACTAATACATCAAATTTTGCTATATATTTTGATATTTTTTCTATATCTTGGAAACATTGATTTTCAAGTTTATCCAAGAATGAATTATATGCTATTGCAATTTCATAGTTTAACTCATCATTAGATTGTAATATATCCTTACATATTTTGGATAATATAGGTATTTCAATCTCATCATTTGTAGCTGATGCATTTGTAAATTTAATATCGGTGATTTTAATTTTTACAGTTTCATTTATATTTAATTGATCGGTTGTTTTTCCAAGATTTAGTAATATTTGTTTTAAGATTTGTCCACGTTTTTTAGTAATTTGCAATGATTGTCCGGATTTTTCGGTTTCGTGAATTTTAATATATTCCATATCTGGATTGTTATTAAGTGATTGATTACTGATTAAATCATTTGACTGAAATAGTTTATTTAAATATGAATGAATAATTTTAAAGTTTTGGTTATTTATATTGTGTTTTTCCAAGATTTGATCTAATTTAGGAGAAACGCCGGACATTATAATATTTTTATCAAAACTTTGGATTGATGAAATTAATTTACAATCTTGGATTTTTAATTGATTTTCTATAAATTCTAAAATATTTAAACATAATTTATCAATATATGAATTTGCATATTCTATTGTAATACATGATTGATCTATTAAATATTCAACTATATCCGTATTCTCATATAAACATACATTGAGTTGTTGAATTTGTTTAATACTACTATACAAATTATAAATAGATGATGGGTAAATTTTACGTATAATTAATTGACGGCTTATTTTGTCTAAATCATTAATTAACTTTATTTGTTTTCTGAAATGTCCAATAATTGTTTTATCTTGGCATAACATTGTTTCAATCATTTGATATTCTTTATTTAACCAAGATTCCGCAAAAGTAGGATTTAATAATTGTGTTTGAAACAATCTTTTTCCCATCGGTGAACAACACCGATTTAAAAATGCCAAAACTGATGATAAATGGCCACAAGAATTACCATCATTTGATTTATCATCAATAATATTTAACTGTTTTAGTGTATGATTTGCCAAGATTAGGCGATTTGATGTATTATTAAATATTGGTATATCAATTTTTCGGACTAAATTTGGATTGTGTTCTTGGATAAAGTTTAACAAATAACAAAATGCTTGAACCGCAATAGGATTCATACTAAATTCACTGCATTGGTCAAACGTTTCCTCGCCATAGAATTGGGCCAATATATGTTGTATATATTTTTGTTTAGCGCAATTTTGCACCTTTATATTGGAGGGATCTTGAATATCGACTCGATGCACATTTGTGGTTTGTATTCCCGAATATTGTAATATATTATTTATTTGCGATTCTTTAAAATTTGATATTATAATAACCTCACTTGGTAAACAAATTGAAATAAACCGCGATAGTTCATCAAACGTTGTAGGATTTATATTATATAACGTTTGATATTCAAAAATAGATGATTTACCAGTAAAAATGTTGATACATGCACAGCCAATAACTATGGATTCTTGTCTATTTATTTTGCTACTATTACTTATATTTGAATTAAAAACTCGTTCTTGAACTCGTTCAGTCCATATACAAACTATATTATTGGTAATTTGTATTGATTGTTCTGTATCAAAAGATATATATGTGCCCTGTGAATATATTGCTTGTAATTTTCTAGTAATGTTTTTGCCATCTTTTTCTTGGCCATATACAACTGTTGTAAATCCACTATCGGTTAATTTTTGCAAATATTTTTCCAATGTATAATCTCTAAATCCGGCCATAACAACTTGATGATCCATATAAGTAGATGATTTAGATGCAATATTTAAACTGCAAACTTGTGAAAATTCAACAATTTCACTTTTGCTAATATTTGCAAAAGAGTCTTTTAAACCATAGACCTCATAAAATGCACCGACTTGCATTAATAATATAGTTCGATTTCCATATTTAGATTGGTATTCTTGTGTTAATTGTATATATTCGGTTATAATATTTGACATGTTAATGCTAATATAATATATATTATTGGTTTTATATTATTTATAGGTAACCTTTCGATTTTTATTGAAAAATTGATTCATTTTTTTAATACTAATTTATTAGTATTAAATTAAAAAATTATAATAAGAATGTTTCAAAATAATAAACCACAATATGATAAATCGCAACTTCATAAAATAGATGATAAAATAGTAAGCTATAAAAATGTAAAATTTTCGGTTGATGTTCCAAAAAACATGTATGAAACTATTTTAAAATGTGAAAAATGCACATTTTTTGGATTATGGGATGATTGTATAACAGAACAATGCATGGATTGTGAATTTGGTAGTGAGAGTGATGATGATGACGATGAAGATATTATAACATATTACAAACAACAACAGAATATATTTAAATTAGCACGAGAGTTTGGCAGAACATCAAATTATAAAATGCAAAAATTTACTGACATTAATCTTGCAACAGAATATGCTATGCGTATAATTGAATATAAAAATTTGAATAATACAAATCCAGTATATGATGATGAAAATCCATTATATGAATATATGTCTTTGTCAGAAGTTCACAAAAAATTTAATGAATGGAAAATTATAAATGTAGAAAATCAAGACCCAGAACAAACATGGTTTGAATGGGCAATTGATATGAATGAGTTATTGGACAAAAAAACACAAGAAAATAATAAAAAAATTCAAGAATCCATTGATTTATAAAATAATACTGATATTTTCAATTGGACCCAAATAATTAATGTAAAATGTAATACCATATATAAAACCTTTTTTATAGGTTTTTTGAACGGCTAGACTATATTTATTTTTTATAAAATTGAAATACTTATTTTATAACAAATTGTATGTATTGCTGCTAAAATATATTAAGAATGAGTTATAATTCGAATGTTAGTTTATTTATCCAAAATGTTAATGAAATATTTACATATTATGAGATTTGGGACAGAATTGAATTTTATAATTTTGGTAAAATATACAAAATTGTGTTATTACCAATTTCAAAAAAACAATTATATGGCCCAAATACTCGCAATGTGATTGTTCATTTTGACTATTGGTATAGAACCCGTGATACAGAACAAGATCTGTATATATTATTAAAAGGTAAGCCAATTTATATTTATCATAATCAGTGGAAAACAAGTGTATATGACCCAAAACACAAAAAAAAAATGAAAAAAATGAAACAAGCACCCATTAAAAAAATGATCAAACCCATTGAAAAAATGAATCAAGAACCCCAAAAACCAACTATAATGATTCAGCCCGTTGAAGAAGATGATACTGATTACCCAGAATTATATGAGGATTTGTTTGAAAACACTCAAAATAAAGAAACAAACACAAATGATGATATTCAAAACAGGCTTTTATCAATTGAACAATCTGTTTTACAAATGTCTAAATTTGACAAAGAACAATTATATAATAAAAATATTGAATATGAATCTAAATCATGTAATAAAGATGATGACGACAAAGAACAGTCAATAGATGATGACGAAGAACAGTCAATGGATGATGACAAAGAACAATCTATGGATGAAAATCAATATAATACAAATAATAAATGTGGTGGATATATGGATATTGATTCTCCAAAAGAATTGAATTATGTAATTGATTACGGAGAAGCCATTTTACCACCAAAAAGAAAAAATAGACCACAACCTAAATTAAATACAGCAGTTACAACAAATCTTTTCACAATTCCGGAAATGAAAAATTTTGGTGTACCTCCAAAAAACCCATCAATTAAAAAAAAAAAAATTTACTATACAAATATTAGTTAAACAATCATAGTTACACAACCCATAGTTAGACAATCCATAGTTAGACAATCCATAATTACACAATCCATAGTTAGACAATCCATAGTTACACAATCCATAGTTACACAATCCATAGTTAGACAATCCATAGTTAGACAATCCATAGTTAGACAATCCATAGTTAGCCTTTTATATTATTTAATGAATTTTATTGACTTGTGTAATTACACCGACCGAAAAGAAAAATGAGACAAAATGTAATTATTACTTATATATTTTATAACTATGTTTCAAGTAATTTATTAGATGTTCTTTTTTAATTTTATTTGCTAATATATCTTTTATTGTTGTATCTATATCTTCATAAGTATTTGGACTTTCCTTTTTTATATAATGTTTCAATTGACTAAAGAACTCTTCAATACTATTTGTTTCAGGATGATATGGGACAGAATATAACAAATGATTATGATTACTTTCTATTCTTTCTCTTATCATTTTAGATTTATGTATTACTGCATTATCCATTATAATTAAATAATTCTTGTAATTATCCTTGATAAATTCATCATAAAAATCTAATATATTTTGAGTTTTTAATCCACCAGTTATATCCTTATATAATTTCCAACCAACTACTTTATCAGCACAAATAGCACATAACATATTATAACGCTTAAATGGATATTTATTAGTTTTCTTTATTACTCGTGTTCCACTTCTACTACGACCATAAGAAGGTTTCATATTCAAATATATAGAAGTTTCATCTAAACAAATCGTTTGCTTATAATCATAAGTATTTAATTTTTCATAAAAGGTTTTCAGGTCACTTGCTTCTTGCCCTTCTCGTTTTTCAGGATAATATTTACTACGTAATCGTTTTCTGGTAAGTTTATGTTTATGTAAAATATTATAAATGCTACTATCTGTCAAATGAATTTTAAATTTATCATTTACTAATTTAGAAAGTTCCCATAAAGTAGTTGTTGAATATTTACGCACATATTCTTTTATGAACTTTTCAATTTCAGGTGTTATTTTTAGGTTATGATTTTTGCGTGTTTTTCTATGGATATTTCCATTCCGTTTATATTTTTCTACCCATCTTGCTAATGATTGAAATTTACAATTGAATATTTCACATGTATCACGCATATCTTCATTATGTTCTAAATAATATTTTACAGCAGTCTGTTTATAATCTTCTGTATGTTGTGGGTTCATAATAAATATATATAAAAATATTTAAAAATTATATAACATATAATATCAATATGGAAGAAATTGATATTATAAAGAAAGAAGTAGAAGAATTGAAAAAAAAGAATGTAGAATTGGA